GTTTCTAATTCATAAGGATATGAATCAGACACTGCTGGTGGATCTTCTTCACTAGAAACTGTATAAACTTGATTTTGATTATCTATTGCTGTGACTGTAGGCCACGCAGAACTTCTCCCAAAGGTGTAATAATATCTTGACACCTTTGAGATAATTTCAAAGAAAATCGACTTAACAATATTCGTCTTTAGCGAATATTTAAGTAAGGTCGTTCCATTTGCCATTGTAGCCCCGTAAAATTAAACTGATTAGCTAATTGTGATTGTCCAAGTAACTGTTAATGCGTCAGCTGGAAGCTTAGTAACAGTTGGGAAAGTAGTACGGCAAAGCATTGTACCTGCTGTTGCAGCATTAAAAATAGCAGCTTCACGTAGAATAGCACCACCAGCAGGAGCAGATGGATTGTTTGCTGGGAAGTTAGCAGAATAAGTCACAGTGTTGTTTGTAGCACTAGCAACAGTTAAAGCTGCTCTTGAATAAGCAGTATAACCACCACCAACTGTTAATTCAGCACCAAGCGCTGTATCACCTGCACCGATACCAGGACCACCAGCAACTTCAGCAGTTGCGCTGGTACCAATACCAATGTGAGACATAACCGCAAATGTAGTACCTAACATACGAGAAGCGATAAACTTCTTGCCGTCATAAACTACAATGTTTGGAACATACACTTCTTGCTTGACAATGTCTGTCTCTGTATCTGTAAGGATAAGAGATAGAGCACCTTCAATTTCGATAGTGTTCTTATATTTTGGAATTAAAATCATTTGTTTCTCCTAATAGGATTTTAAGTTATTGCCGTAGAGGCATTGTAATCCGACAATGGAACGAAATATCCAGAAGATGGATCGTCATCGCCGTATGAATTTAGTCTAATTAAACCAGGACTCAATATATTTATTGAATCGCTAGAACCCTTTGTGTATTCTTTAACATATACTTCTGGTGCTGCAACGCTATCAGATAAGTTTTTAGTGAATTCGCCTACACTATAAGCATCAATTAAACTTAGTAATTCTGCTGGAAGATCTTTAGTTAATTGAGGAGAATACGCATCAGTTGAAATCAGCGATTCAGTATGATTCTTAGTGATATCATGACCAAGTAAAATATTACTTAACGTTAAAGTTTCAACGTGATATTTGTCATATAGATTCTGATATGCATCAGTTGCAAATAACTCAACGATATCAAGTTTAGTGAGAACGGCTTTACCGTCTTCTATTAAAGTTATAATCTCCGACTTAATAAGTTCTGGAGTGTTGAAATACTTATCTCCTGATGTACTTACTGTATCTTCTGGAAGATTCTTAGTTGGCAAATTAGACAATGGATCTGTTACGACCAATGTCTCTAAAGGCATATCTTTAAAATAATCTTTATTGATTATTTCACCAGTAATGCTCAGTATTTCCTCTGGCATATTCTTTACTGGCCACTTAGCTACTGAATCTGGTGATGTTACAGTATCTTCTGGCATATTCTTAGTGAATGCTTTAGGAATTAATAGTCCAGTTGAAGCATCCAATTCAGTCAATGATACAGAATCAATATGAAGTTTAGAGCTAATGAAAGCTGGTCTTCCAGAATTAGAAATAACTGGATTACCACTTGGCGTATGAGTAACTACTGTTCCAGTTAAGCTAATAGTATATGCGTCATAATTAACACCAGCATCTTGTGTAATAGCTAAATCGCCGATTCTCTGCCCATCAGCATCAAGACTAATGCTACCAGAAGCATTAACTGGAACTACTTTACTTACAAATTTTGGTGGTGTAACGTTACCGGTACTTGGTAATAGTGAACCAGCATTAGAACCATCTTGATAAATGTATGGAGTAGTAACCGAGTCAACTAATAAGTTCTTAGTAAAAGCTTTTGGAGGTGTAATATTGCCTGTATCTGGATTTTTAGAACCTGCATTAGAACCATCTGAATATTTGTAAGGCTGAGTGACAGTTTCAAAAAGATTCTTTGTAGCATAATATGCTAACTTGCCTTGACTTGAGAATACTTGGTTTGCACCTTCAACTAAAGAAATACTTACATCAGAAAATAATTTATCAGAGCCATCGATTGAATATAAACCATTAAATGTTACACCATAATTATCATATCCATAACCGCCATCATATACAGCTTCAGTATCAGAAAATTGTAGAAGTCGTAGTGGATTGCTTTGAACAAGAGATAGTTGTAAATTATTAAAGATACTATATTCCGAATATCCTCGCATACCTGCAGGATGCAACAGTGATTTTACAACCTCTGCATATTTGCGAAGCTCTTCTTCAACCTGAATAACATATGAAAAAGCTTGATAGTACTTACCATCATGAATGTACATTTCGTCAGAAATGAATCCATCAGCTTTTAAATAATATCCTGGATACTTAGCAACAGCGCCAAGATTAATCTCAATAATTGCTAGATCTTCATCAATTACTTTTTGTGTAGTATCAGCATAGAATTGTTGGACAATTTCACCAACATAAGATGGATCGGCGAAGAAACGATCAGCTCTATTTTCAGGAGCACCGACTGGAATACTTTCGTCATAATAGAAATACGTTTGCTTACTTGCAAAACCATAATCAACGAAACCACCAGAATTTTCTATGTATGATGGATTAGATAGTCCACGAAGAGTAACGGTGTCTCCATTCTGTAAATCATAAATGTTAACATTAAATCCAGTAGTTGCCTGATATCTCTTTGGAACAAATGTTTTTCCAGAACGCGTTACTTTAACATCAAGAGATGGAACATCTTGATTAATAGCATAATTTACAGCAAATGTTTGATATACTGTAGTATTAGTAATTCCACTAACTGTGTATGTTTTATTATCAGTTGTTCCAGTAACTTGCAATGGGTGAATATATTCCCAAGCTAAGACATCTTTGCTTGAAAGATATGAATAGAATGTAGTCTTATAATCTAAGCCGAATCTAATAATTTGAAAAGCTTTAAGACCACCGTCGCCATTAATCTTTGTTATTTTAATAACGCATCCACGTCCTAAACTTGTCTTTAACGCGTATAGATCACCAACTTTAAATCCCTTTCCGGCTTTAAAGATTTTAATCTTAGAAGGACATGGAAGAATCTTACCAGTGTATGTTACACCATCAATAGTAGCTGTAACAGTCGATCCTATTTCAATTTCATTTAAATAATCACGCTGAATGAAAATTTCAAATACACTTAAAGAATATTCTAATACGTTTTCTACGTAAGTTTGAATCTTCTTTTTTGGAGTTTGTATCGTTATGAATGTACCATTAACTGGTGTCAATGTAGTTGTAGCACCAGTCATCTCAACGAAAATAGATACGTCTTGTTTCCACTTACCATCGGAAACACGAAGAACTTGAGTTGAAGGATAAAATAAAGATGCTTCTTTATTAAATAGTGTTCTAAATAAAAACTTAAAAGAATCTTCACTGCCACGTGAAAGATAAAATTCTCTTAAGTGTTTTAATAACTTACGCGGATCTTCTGCAAATTCAATTGGTAGGTTTTTAGCTAATTCACTCTTAAAATTAACAATGAATTCGTCAAGAGTAGTATCAACATCTCGAATACCTTCAAGATTTTGTGACTGCGTATCCTGTAGCCATCCGTAATAAACTTTTACGAATTCTACAAAAGCTGGATATGTTTCTCTAACATGTTCAGGTATTTGTCTCTGAACTGCTATCGATTGACTTAATTTGCTACTCATTAATTTCTACTTGACGTAAATGTATAATTGTTTGCTGTTGTTGCAACACCGCTTTGCGTAGTATCTGGCATCACAGTGATATTAATTCTAGAATCTGGTATATTTACAATGTAATTACGCAGTGAAACTACATCAAAACTTTGTGTTTTAATAATGAAATAAAAATTGGCATCAACTAAATTAACAATCTTTAATCCTGAGATTTTGATAACACCGTTTGCATAATCTACTGTGCCAATCTTAGGATTGTTAATAATTTTAGCACCAGTACCTTCAACAACACTATATGTACGCACATTACCATACCCATCATCATCCATATAATATATAGTATCGCTATTGTCTAAATAAAACCCAGTAGACTTAAATGCTTCTTCTGGCACATTTTCAGTATAAATTGGGTTAACAATATTTAGTCTATACTCTGCTGCAATATTATATTTTGGAGTAACTTCACAATAAACTTTAAATGTAGTTATGTTACTTAAAATTGATTGATCTGCTGCATCTATAGATGCAGAGAATTTTGACATTCTAAAAATACCATCAAATTTTCTAAGATTATTATTTCTATAATTCTGAATATTGACTAATACAGCATTTTTTATCTCGTCCATAGAACGAGTCGTCTTATTCTTATTATAATAAATCGAAGTTGTAATCTCTAAATCTAAATAAGAAGGATCTACAATTTCAGGCGTAATCGAAACTATGTTACGTGTTTTTAGTAATGATTCGGTGATATAACTCTTTTCGGGAGGAGTTAAATAAGGACCATTAGTAGGTTTAAGTGAAAGGAATACCTTTCCATACTGAGGTGGATCATTGTCCTCACCGCCCCAAACACTTATAGAATCTAAGTTTGGATAAAGTTTCTTTAAGAGCGCAGTGTAATCACCTGTAGTAACTGCTCTATTTTGATTAAAGAATGAATGAGAAACATTAGAGCGAATTTGATCAACTGTTTCGGCTTCTCTTCCACCATAAGATGTAGATATTAATTCAATACCAACACTACCACCAAGTCCAGTTCCAGTGTAAGTAAATATTTTTGCACCATTACCAGCAGCTTTATTTGTAATCATAAACTGAGCAGTAATTACATTACCAGTTTGAATAGGCATTCCTAAATCATTCGAACCAAATGATATTTGATATGTTCCATCATCTAATTCTTTAACATAGTAAACTTTACTAGTTGGACTTAATTGTAGAACATCCATTGCTCTTTCATATCTCTCATAATCTGGTTGTTCGCCAGTAGGCTGAACTGTAATTGTGAGAGTAGAAATATCAATATTAGGATTATTAAGAATAAACTTTTGATATGGCTCTGTGCAAACAAATAATAAAGTTTGAGGAGTACCTTCGTAAATTTCTATTCCAGTGAAAGAATATGCTAAACCATTTCTTTCAGCCGCATAATCCTGTAACGTATAAAATGTATAAGGAATCGTATCAATAGTAGTAGTAAAACTACTTAGTTTTGGAATGTATTTAATCTGAGGAGGATTAACCGCACTAACTGGAATTGTCACAGTTAAATTAACCTTTGCTCTTGAAGCGAGACATGATTCTGGAGTGTAACCAAAATTATTAGCAATAGAAACAACACTGCTTCTCTTACTTGCAGAATCTAAAAACATTTCATTAATAGCTAAGTTTGTATACAAAGCATTATAATGCGTGTTATAAGCAAGTAAATCTATTAATGTAGAAAGAGCAGATCCTTCAAAGTCATAGTCACTAAACTGACTCTGACCTCTCATGAAGGTCTTTAAATTTTCTCTAATCTGATTATAGTCTAAATCAGATACTTTAATTCTATTATTCGTAGTCATCTAGTTCTCTCTAAGATTAAATTGACTGACACCGGAGTCTCTGTGTTCTTTATTTTAAACATAACAGTTATATAAGCGTCATTATTTTCTGGGCTAAATCTAACTGCAACACCAAGAAGATCTACACGAGGTTCAAAATTAGCAATAGTATCACTTATAGTTCTCTCAATCATAGCAGTTAAGATTGGAGTAATTGGCTCAAATAATAAAGCCTTTACCTGACATCCGATATTACTTCTAAATGGTCTTTCATAGTTTCTGGTTAGAATTAAATTTCTTATAGACTGCTTAATAGAATTTTCATCGTAGCGCACCGTCACATCACGCGTTGCAGGATGTGGTAAGAAGTTAAAATCTAAATCTGTGTATGTTCTAGTATTACGTGCCATATTGTTATTTATTTGAATTTATGTCATCCAGAAAAGACTCTTGCAGCACCTGAAATTATAATGTTATCTGAATACGTATCGCCAATTCTTCCAATTTTACTGCCACATGCTGAAACTCTACTAGAATAACTATTTAAAGTACTCATGTCTGGAACGCAGCCACCTTTAGGATGGGATCCTACTAAATCTCCATCAACGACGACTAGACCTCCCATAGCATAAACTCTTTGTTGACTAGGAGGTCCAGTGTTAGTAGTCATTGGAAATCTGCATTTCCATCCAGTACCATCTGGAGAAAATACAGAATCAGTTCCACTTCTAGCAACTGCAGGCATTATATAGTTCCTTTAGCTAATAGAGCTTTAAACGCAGCTACTGCTGGTGGATATGTCCAATATATGTCTTGCAATATTGTTACTGTTTCTTCTGTTTCACCCGGAGTAGTAGCAGAAGTATACTTTATCTTAATAGTATATGGCACATCGTATATGTATTTCACTGAAGGTGGTGACCATTTTACAATAGAAAGATATGGTTCTTGAGTATTAGCTGGAAGAATCTTTAAAGACTTATCTTTCATAATGAATTGATAATACGCATCAACAAACACTCCCGTTGCACTACCAGAAATTCTAATAGTATCTCCAACTTTAGTAAAAGTAACACCTGTTACATCGGATTGCATTGATATTATTTTTGTTATAGTTACTGGCTCATATGTTACGCTTCCTTCGCCTGCAGGTATAGGCACAGCAAAACCAATGTCAACTGAAAATAAATCGCCGCCTTCATATACCCCATCTATAACATTTGCCGGTGGGCCTGCACCTTCTGGATCTGAATATCTACTTGCAATAAGTGGAAATCCACTCATATTGCTTTTTGTTATTTTAAGCTGCGCCAAGATTAGTCAATCCTTGAGAATGAGTCTTATCATTTAAGAATGTTAAAACTTGTTTTCTATTAGTACCAACGCTATTATGTCCAAGGTGAATCCAATTAATTCTCTTAGGATCTTTGCTACCATTAACGCCAGGATCTCTATATTCTAGTAATAACTGATCAATTGGTAATGTAGCAGCAAATTTTACAGCCCAGTCATAGTTAACTTTGTATCCATAATTACCACCAATGGATACGTCAGCAGCTGTGCCAATTAGGTGCGGAGAAAGAAGCACTGAGCCCGCGACAGGATCATTTCTAAAGCAAGAAGTTAAATACCAAGCTTTATCAACTGGTCCAACCATTTCATTAACTGGTCCAAGTATATTAACGCATAAACCTTTTAAATTACATACAATTTCTTGTACTGAATATACTTTTCCATTCTTCCAGTTAACAGTGCTAATGGTTCTACCCTTTGTTAGTTTACCCATAGTCCATTTATAACCAGTCGAATCTGTGTAAAGAACATAAGATTCTGGGAAAGAAGTCATACCAGAAATTATGTCGCAATCTACAGAACTTGCTATTTTCTTATTTTCTGGAGCAGGAGTACTTTCCACGGCTACGGCTTTATCGCTAGTAGTTGGAGTTGCTCTTTCTTCATGATATTTTTTAGCTTTCGGATCTTCATTTTCTTCTGGAGTTTCATATGAAAGTTCTTCTTCAAGATTACGTGGAGGAGGTTTCAATTGCTCAAATGTACGAGAATTCTTAGTGCCTTGAGAAACTGCACCTGGTAAACCAGCAGCAGAAGCACTATCTGCTCCTTCAGCAAGATGCACAGTAGAACCTTCAATCTTAGCTTCACCTCCAGCATTAGCATGGAATCCACCAGAAGATGTAAGTTTATTAGCGCCATCTGCTGTGACATTAAAGTCTGAATTAGAATCCATTTTTATATTGGCGGCGCTTAATTTAAATTCACCACCAATACGCATTGACAAATCATTTGCAACGCTAATATCTGCATCACCTGCCATATTAATCTTAGTATCACCAGTAACGTCAATGAAAGCATCTGCTTCTACTAATATTCGAGCTGTTCCATTAACAGTCACATTGCAATCACCACCAATAAATACGTATCCATTTCTTTCCATTATGTAATAGCCATCACCAACTATACGATTAACCTGTGAACCATTAGCGTCAATTTCAGTATATGTGCCTTTACGATGATACATATGAATACGTTCATTTTCTGGCGTATCGTCGAATTCTAGTAAATGACCAGATTCAGTTTCCATAACTTTATTGTATGGATACCTAGCATTAAAAGGAATATCTGGTTGAGACCACTCAAATCCATTAGCAGTCTCTACACCTTCAAGACGTTTTTGATCTTTGTATTCAACAACTGTTCCAGTGATTTTTCCACGTGCTAATCTATTAGTATCTGGCTCTCCAATATAATTGCGAAGAGGATACTTCATATTAGGATCGTTAAATCCATTCACTAAATTCTTCTGACGATCTTTAGGTAATCCGTTTTCGGCAATGGGCACTGATTGAACGTCTTCTCCTTTATTAGTACTCTTATCTGTTTGTTCTGGAGTAGGAGAATCATCGCCAAGAAAATATTTGTAATACCCACGCTTTTTATTATATCCACCACCATCATTACCAACAGCTCTTAGTGCTTTTTCAAAATAACCGGGATCTGTAGGATCTGCTGAAACTCTACGCTTCATGTATTGTACTGTAACTGCAGCAGAAACAGCATAATCTGTATTAAGTAAATCAGGTTGAGATAAAATATCTACGCCAGTTAGTTTTGCATATATGGCATAATTGCTTCTACCAGTTATCTGTATGAAGCCTCTTCCATAAAATTTGCCACCATCACCGGGTTGATTATTTCCAAGAGATCTTCCGTTATTTTCTGGAGCATATACCAAATCGAAGAATGATTCTCGGGTGCCTTTCCACTTAGCATATTTTTCAGCTAGGTCTGGCTTATTTCCAAATGTATAACCAAACACTTTCATTAGTGAAGCTGCTGAAGAATAATAATATCCTTCTGCCTGTGGAACACATCCACTTTCTCCCATAGCAATTGCTAATATAGCAGCTCTTCCGTATTTGCCCTTTATTCCCTGTCTATCCATTTCAGCATTTAATGCATCAATTCCGGGCTTTGCTCGTGGCGAAGGAGGTGGAACTGCTTTAACTTGAGTTGCAGTAGAATCTGTAGAAGAAGCAGGAGAAGGATTTGGTTGTGTACCGGTAGTAACTGGATTGCCACTTCCATCAGTGACAACAGAACCAGATCCATCAGTAACTACATTTCCTGCAGGAGTAGCTTCTACTTTTGGAGGTTTAATGTCAATCGAAATGCTATCATCTTCATCATCATCGATTGCCTTACTTTCGTCTTGAGGTATTCCACCAATACTACCCAATATAATTGGTTGCTGATGTTCAGTATCTCTAAACATAATGACAACCCAAGTACCTTCTACAACTCCAACTGGTGCAACGCCAATACCATTCATTGCAGCGGAAGTTACGGGTTGCATTGGATATGCCCAAGGCAAATCTTCTGTTGGTAGTATAGTCTTATCGTGTGTATGTAAACCAACGACTCTAACTTGGCATCTACCAAGTTTCAAAGGATCTTTTCTATTTTCTATGCAACCAGTATATAAATTCATTGTTATGCGCTCAGGTTAACTAATACAGAATTCTTAACGATTTCCATATTACATGTATGATTTTCACGTGTAATTGTATGGCTTATAGCAGATATTAAATATTTGCCAGAAAGAATCTTGTCTCTTGGATCTTGATCATCTTTGGTAATCTGTGTAGCTTTTGGTAAATACAAATCAATTACTCTTCCTACAGTATAGTCTGTTCTTCCATACACTTGAATATTAACCTTATATTTAGAAAGATTTTGGAAGAAAGAAATTCTCTTCTGCTGAAACTTAAATGATGTTGCATCACCGTAATTAGTAAAATTACCGTAATACTTTGGCATAAACATTTGAGCACTTTGAGCATTTGCTAAAGTGTACTTAGAATATGCTGGATTAGGATTTAAAAGCGTATCAGGTTTAGGATCCTTCTTTACACTATAATCTTTTACTGTATATTTTTTAGTAGTAATATCATATGTAATAAGTCTAGATTTCATTCTACCAGATTGAATATCATTCATATAATCTGTCAATACTGGAATGCTAATATCAAGAATTCTCTTAAAATCTTCTTGCGGATCTCTAGTATTACCAGTTCCAGACGCATCAGGTGTTCGTGTATAATTGTCTTTAATAAATTTATGAGAAGGTTCAGATTTTAATATTTCATTAATTGAACGGAAGTTAAGCCCATCTCTGTTTTCATAAAACAAATATGAAGGAGAATAAGCAACACTTAAAGCAGCATCGCACAAATAATTTAAGCACTTCACTGGAGACCAAAAGTTAGCAGTGAACTTAGTAGAATTAGATGTCTGTTCTACATTAAGCTTTTTAGTAGTCTTCAATCCTTTTTCGCCAAGTATAGTTGAAGCTAATTCATTAATCTTACCGTCAAAAGTCTTACTAATTTTCATATTAGCATCGACTAAAAAATCTGAAGATATACATTTAAGCGCATAAACTACTTCTCGCTCTTTAGTATATTCACGATCAGTAATCTTATAAACGTAAAAACGTCCTTTAATAGGAACATCTAATGATGGAGTTACTACATCAATGTCGACAAACTCTTCTCCGACAAATGGAAATATATTAATATAATCTACAGATTCTCTCAATACAATAGTCATTGTAGTGAATGGCGAAAACATATCTTCATAAATTTCAATCATTGAAACTTGATTAGTTACGTTTGCAGCTTGGCCGTTCAAAGAATTAATTTGAACTTCTTTTATCTGTATATCACCAGCAAATTTTAAACCTGAAGTTGCCATATTATGGTGTTACTAAATTTTGGAATTCTTTAACAAATTGATCAATTAATTTCTTTGAAATTAATTTAATTCTACGCTTGCTTTCATTTTCTCTTATTTCGTATTCCTCATTAGTAACAGGGTGATATTCATCATTTAATTTAAAACCATTTGTTGGAACATTAAAATTAGTCACAGTCGTATAAACATTCTTACCAAGTGTTTCATCGTAACGTATACCATTTAATGAAACTAAATCACCAGGAGAAAATCTTCCATAGTCTAACAATATTACTGCTACATTAGTTGTAGAATCTATTGATTCGATTCTAGCATTTGCGTATGGATAGTTGGTAATAAAATCATGTGTTATTTCGCGCTGATTTTCTAAAAGATTAGTAGTGTATCCAAACTTAATAAGAGGTGTTACGGTAGAAGGCAGTTTTAATGTAGCAACTCCTTCTACAACTATGCCATTACGTTCATAGTGATGAACGTGTTCTGGAAAATCATATTTTTCTGCGATGTATTGGCGTAGCTCATATTCAGACATTGGAAAATCGCGAAGATAATCATAACGCTCATTTGCTAGCATTATAACCCAATGGAGTTCTGGATCACCGTATACTTTCTCGGCAATAATCTCAGGTGTTTCACCTTCTTGAATATCGTATTCGTCATAGATAGTTACATTCTCTAAAATCTGCTTTCTTATTCTGACATTAGTAGTAATATCAGTTAAGACTTGAAGAGTAGTAGATGTATTATCCTGAGGAAAGTCGTAGAATATTTTTGGAAATTGATTAAAATACATTTTAAGTAAATTTCTCGATAAGTTCCTTTGACAAAAGCATAAGTTCTTTAAATGTCAAGGTGATGTTAATTTGAGTTGGCATACCATCTGCAAATGTGCTGAATACTCCATTTGGTGTATAATTAACGTTCATTTCTGTTAATACACATGATGTATGACGATGAATATTTAAGTTTTCTTGAGTACCCTTATAATACACAATATCAAACTCAGATGGATAAATGTATAAAAATCCAGTAGTATCTTTAAATTCCGGATGCATATGATATTTAAATGCACGAATAATATTTAGTACATTTCTTGCTTCAGTTGATGATTTTGGAGCAAACTGATAATCAAAACTGAATGTTCTAAAATCCACATTCTTAAATGCTTGTTCTTTCTTTGGGTTTGCAGCTAATCCAGTTGCAATTCCCATCTCTTTACCCATTGGACCCGAATTAAGTGCCATTGCAGTTACTACATCTCGCACTAAACCGCCACTACGTTTAATATCACCATCTTTATCTAAAGCGCGTCCGATTTCTTCAGCGCCTTTTGCTAGTGCAGAAAATGCTGCAGTATCCTCTTCTCCCCAAGAAGCAGAATATCTCGTGTTAAGTTGATTGGGAATATATAGTGCGATTGCAGTCTTTAGTCTTTTCTGAGGACGAGTAAATTTAACATCCTTTTCTTCTGCTGGTGCTACTTCACCGTTATTCACATTAGATGAAATTACTGATGCACCGACAGCTCCAACAGCAGCACCTGCAACTCCACCTCCACCTGCACTTCCTCCCAGCGCGCCTATTACCGTACCACTAGCACCACCAGCTACTGTACTTGCCGCAATAGCTTGCTTACTAGTAATTTTCTGTCCAATTAAAGCACCTCTTTCATTTCGTTGAACTCCTTCAACTACTTGAGCACCTTCACCGCCATTTGCAAGTACTCGAGAATCTACTGAAACGTTAATATAAAAAACTACCCGATTGTTTCCATATTCTTCACTAGACATCAAGTCTTCTGGATATGACATTCCAGTTAAAGAATACTTGCTCGAGTCAAATGAAGTTGCAGTGTAATTTGGCTTAAAAGCATCTATGCTTTTACCTGATTGAGGCGTACTACTAGAATATGAACCCAAAACACCGCCAGCGCCCGATGCACCAGATAGTCCATTTGGGAAAGAATTTGCTATAGCATCTGTGCCTGAATTGGAGAAGTCGTCTGGGTATTCCATAATGGTGGTATAAATATAAGAGGGTTATAGTATATTTATTTATAGATGTTTCATAAGAGAAAAT